AACCCATTTAATAACCTCTAATATCTCATCTTGTTTTCTTTTTGCTTCTATTCTGGCTTGTCTTTGAGCCTCCTTAGCTTTTGCTATTCTGTCAGCTCTTTCAGCAATAATCTGATCCCATGCAGTAGGTCCAAACCTAAGATTAATTAATTGTTTTAACTCGTTTCTTCGTTCTTCTAAAAGTTTACGATTAATAAAATCTTCCGCACTTGATTCTACAGAGCCAAATTGCTCTTTTAATGAAAGCCCTCTTCCTTGACCCTTATTCATTTGTTCTTCGCCAAGAAAGAACCCATCAATTTGTTTGGCTATGTCTTTAATATCGTTTACAGTACCTATATTGCTTTTTATAAAGTCTACGCTTTTCTGTACTAATGCGATACCAGTAAGAATTTCTGCAACAACCATTTAAAAAACGCCTTCAAATCTTTGCGGTCTAGCTATCTTTGAGAACTTTGTTATTATTTTTGGTTTGTTTTTTGGCTTTAATTGTTTTCTTTGGTTTATTTTTTTTTGTACTTTGTTCCGTTTTTGGCTCGACATCTGCTATAACCTCTAATACTTCCAATGGATTTTGTTTTATTACTGCTTTTAGAACAACTTCTGGTGAAGTTACTACACCTTGTTCAGCAAGTCTTGTGCGTCTCTTTTTTTCTTTTTCTTGTGCAATCATTCCTGCACGAACTGAACTAACCACTTCTTCCTCCTTTCATAGCATTCATAGCTGCTATATCTCGTTGAGTTTGTATTCTATCTTGAGCAATTTCTTCTTGTTGCTGAAGACGTTTGTTGTCAATCATTATATCATTTGACTCTTTTTGCATTTCCATCTCTGTTTTTTTCTGAAATTGTTCGGCTTTTTGTTGTATTTCAGAACCACGAAGAGCTAATTCTTGTTTTCTTAACGTAACAAGAGGGTCTTCTTGTGGCGGAGGTGTAAGTGCTTGTGCATATTGCTCTTGTACTTCGGCTGCAATTTCGGCTGCCCTTGATGCAATTTGATCTGTTATTTGCTTCTGCATATTAGGATCTTGTTGCATCATCATCTGTTGTTCTGGTGGTATTGATGCCATAATTTCTTGTTGTGCAGTCATTTCAGACATCATTGCTATATGCTCGGATATATGACCTTGCAACGTCATAAGTATTGAAGCATTTGATTGTGCCACAGGAGTAGAAAGCATTGCTAAATGAGCAGATATATGTGCTTGATGATTTTGTTCTGGGAATGCAGTTAACACACCCAACCTTAATGCCTCTTGATTTTCTTTTGCTGGGTTCATGGGCATTGGTTGTGGGGGAGGTTGCAACACTTGGTCTATATTTGTAACACCTAACGCTTCGTACATCTTTCGATAGGCTTGATACATACCATTTTGCCCATGAATTTCTGGATTGCTTTGTGCTAATTGCAATTGTGTTTGAGCCAAAGCAATACGTTGAGACATTGAAAATATATTAGGATCAGAGACAGGTAATATATCTATTCTATCATCAAAATCATTTTGTTTTATTTCTGGTGGCGCTCCTGGTACTTGATATGGATACATTGGAACACCCATAGAAAACACACGAGCTAATAACTTAAACTCTATCTTTTGTGAATAATGGAGACGTTTATGAATAGCTGACATAACTTTTGTGCCACGCTCCATAATAGCCATAGTTGTGCCAACAGGAGCGTTGCCTTGCATCTCACCAACTTTCATGTCAGCCATAGATGCAAAACGTCTACCAGAATCAATTAATGTTCCCATAAGAGAATATAATGTTTGTGATGGTTCTTTAAATGGTAATGGCATAATAGCTTGCCTTAAATCACCACCTACCATATCTACATCTCTAAACTCTCCAGGATTTAGAGGTGTCTCATCATCCCTTATTCTAGCTCCTCTGGCTTTAAAACCTGCTGGAAGGTTAGATAGTGTGCCAGCGTCTATTAGCTGCCTTAGAATGGACGTAGAAGCTCTGGAAAGACCGCCTATAGTATGTGTGAGACCAAAACCATAAAACCCAAGACCAGGTAGAAACTTATAATGCACAAAATAAGGCACTTTCCTACGGAGCGGATCACTTTCATTGAAATTCCGTTTGATTGATAAGACATCACCAGTGTCCTCCATGATTGTAACGATATAGGGCATCTTCAGTCCTGTGGGTTCACCATCAGCTCCAACATCTTCAAATCCTTCAATATCTAAATCTGTGTGAACTTCATAAATCATCATCTCTTCATTCTGCGAAGAACTACTTGTAATACCTTCTATCTCGTTAATTGTATCCTTCACTTCGTTCATAGTGTCTGAATCAGCTCCAGAACTAGGAAGTTCTATATCTCTGTAAAATCCTGATAATTGTAATTTTTTAATTTCGTTTTTATCCATACGAATGCAGTGAGTTATTCTCGTTGCTGTTGCCAAGTCTGTTGCACTGTAAGGAACGATTAAGTCCTCAGAATGCACAAACTTACTGACAGCTCTTTGCATTGAAGGATCAAAATAAACTTTTTTAAATGCTGAACCTACAATCGGAAGATAAAACAACATTTGATCTAATTCAGGATCATATTCTTCCATCTCGTAAGTTATTTGGTAATTCATATAATTTTTAACACGCTCTGCTTGAGCTGTTACTTCTGGAGTTTCTGCTCCAATGATTGATGTCTTGACAGGCCCTCCAGCAGGTAGCATTTCACGATATGCCTGTGCCTGAAACTGCGTAACGGATTCAGCTAGTAGTGGATGTACTATTCCAGATGCTCCCTCGAAAGGCTCGGATCTATCTTCATAACTCATACCAAGAAGTTCTAGTCCGCCTTTATATTGTTCTTCCCAATCACTTCTTGAATTAGTGTCATCTTCTATGTTGCGTATAATTTCATTAGATATTTCTGATAATACATCTTCATCAATGTGTTCTGCTAGGTTTGCATCAAACGGAATAGCTATAGGATCTTCTGCTTCCATCTCCATATCACCAACAATCGCTGATCCATCCTCTAATTCTGTCACACCTTCTACCAAAGCCTCTGGAGGCAGTTTGACTAAATTAGCTTCCAGTTCTGGAGCGACAGCATCTGCTATGCCATTTATATTTTCAATCGCCATTTCAAATCCTATCTAATAGAAAATCCGCCACCTTTAATTGCAGCACCCATACCACGGCATCCCATTTTACCACCTTTTGCAACACCACCATATTTCATCTTTTGAACTTTGCCACCATATTTCATCATTTTAAAATCTGCGCCAGATATTGTGCCATCTTTATTTTTATCTAATTTTTTTTGATTACCTTTAAGGTTTTTATTTTTTTGATTTGTTTTAGCAACATTTTTACTAAAATCTTCATTCAAAATTTCTGTTTTATCTGCTTTCAAACTCTTAGGTCTTGGTTTAGGCATTGGAACATCTCCACCTTCTTTCATGCCTTTTGCTTGAACTTCTTTTATCGCTTCCATTAAACCGCCCTTTCTCATTTTTCTTATTACTCCACCGTATTTTTTACCAAACATTCTGGCAAAATCAGATTCAAATTTATCAGCTATTTTTTTAGTTTGTGACGGGGATAACGATTGACCTTTACCAAAAACATTACCCTGCTCTTCTATTGCTCTTATAGCTGCTTCTAATTCAGCTTGACTTAATTTTTCGCCACCACCTTGCATTTTTTGCACTACTTTACCACCGAATCTAGCTTTCATAATATCATTCCTTTGTATTCCAAATGCACCAGGATTTGTAATGTTAAACGATTGCTTTTTAACTCTTGCTCTTGTAGGTCTTTTAGATCTCTTCATTAATTGAGCTAAATCTTTTTCGGATTGAGAATCTAAACTCATAGCAGTGTTTATTCCAGCAGATACATTTTTTGTTTTATCAGCCATTACTTTATTCCCTTAAATTTACCACCACGACCTTTAAGCATAATAGATTTTTTCCTTTTTTTGACAACTCCACCTTTTTTCTTGGTAGTGATACCCATAGCTTTGAGAACAGCTTCTTTTTCTCCAGGTGCAAAATTGGCAGTTCCAGACATCATTTCTTGAACAAGCTGCATTTTCCTAACAGCTTTATCTGCATCCATTTTGCTTCTAAGATTTTTATCAAAACTAGTTCCTGTTAAAATATTTTTTTTTGCTGGCATTACTTTATCCCTTTAAACATTCCGCCTCTGCCTTTGGCAACACCGCCCATGTTCATCTTTATAGGCTTGACTTTACCACCGTCCATCATACCAACAGGCATAGACTTGGTTGTGTTTATTACACCACCCATAGCTTTATTAACAGGCTTTACACCTTTTAACATTTCATTCATTTTTTTAACATCATCATTTGATACAGTGTTACCTGTTTTTTGTGCCAAAACTTTTTTCATTGTTGCAATGTCTGCGTCTGAAATTGTCTTTCCATTTTCATTTGCCATTAGTAATACTCCATTTTTCTTCTATATCCTGGTTCAAACTCTTCATCGTCAGGTGTGGATATAAAACCACCTTGTCTGAATCTTAGTATAGCCTGTGTCATTGAATCTGCCAAGTC